GATTCTTTCGGTACATCCTGTAAACCACCACCTACTAAAACAGCGTTCTCTTTACTTAAAAAATCTAAATGTCCACTCCAATTAGAAGCTATAACTGGTTTTTGTGATATTGAAGCTTCAAGTAAAGGTCTACCAAAACCCTCTCCGTGTGTCAAATTAATGTGAGCTTTTACTTTAGGATGATTATATAACTCATTCATTTCATCATCAGTAAAGTCTCCGTGCATTAAATATACATTTGGTAAATCACCACCTATTGATTCTTTAACAACTTTTATTCTATTAAGTATATCTTCTCTATCTAAAACTGAAAATGTTGCTCCACTTGCTTTCATTATTAAACCTGGTTTTTTCTTCTTATCTTTAAATGTTTCAAGAAAAACTTTTAACATCATACCAGTATCTTTTCTATCTTTACCTAAATTACCTTGTAACCAATGACCTACATACAAAAAATTAAAATTTTCTTCAACATTTTTCATTTCATCGGTTAACGTTTTTGAAAATTTATTAGTTTTTTTATAAATGTTCGTATCTGCGCCTTCAAACAAAACTTCAATTGGATTTTCAACTTTTAAACTACCTTTCACTTCTTTAGTTTTCTCATCAGCTACATCAAAATATACATTTTTCATTACATCTCTAACAAAAGTTGATGGTACAATATTCATATTCATTCTATTCATACCGTCAATCCATTCGTGTGGACATGCTGTTTTTTCTAATCCAGCAGTAATACCAATGTTATACTTACCGAATGTTTGAAATTCATTTGGTATTACTATATGAATATGTATCTCTGGTTGTGTTGGTAGTTTTGGTTCATCTAACAGCCTATCAATAAGCATTTTGTCATTTGGGTCATCTCCAACTAATGCATTCATTGATGTATTTCCCCAACGAACATTCCAAATTTTTACATCATATTTATCTAATTTAATTAATGCTCTACATATATCTCTACTGTGAGCACCATATCCACTTCTTGTGGCAACAGGTGCAGTAACTAAACATACTGGTTTACTCATTATAACTCCTAAGCTTTAAAAATACTGTAACGTTTTCTTGGTTTCCACATTTCGAAACCCTTATCCATCTGGTCTATAAAATTCTGAGACATCATTTTACCTGTCATCATCACTCTTTCATCATTAACGTATTGATTACCCTTCATACCACATTCTTTACGTTCATCTGAATCCATTTCATACCATTCTTTCATTGCAACAGCTACGTCATCAAATCTACATCTATCATCGAAAATATATGGTGTTGGTATAGACCCCACAAGAGCACGATTTGAAGGCCAAACAGGTTTTACCCATTCACCCCAAGTTAAATCTTCATTATCTTTCCACTTCCTATCATCATGCAACGATTTTATTTCACAATAATCATCTGCAGTTAACAATGCTTCAGTAAATCCTGTACGGTCTGGTGCATATTTTTTCAATTTAAATCCACACTGGTCTTGTAATCCGCCTGTAACATTAACAATGATTGGTGTTCCTGCCATTAGAGATTCACAAGTACCTAATCCGAATCCCTCGTTTGATGCGATGTTAATAGTAACATCTGCCATATTATATAACCAATTTAATTGATTCGGTTCAACTTTCCTATCACTAAAATATACTTTAAGTTCTGGACATAATGCAGCTGCAACTTCAGGTAAATCTGTACCATTTTCATCTTTTGGTTGAGTGTGCATTAACAATGCACATTTGTTTGCCTCTTCTTCAGATAGTGTATCACAAAATGTTTTGAATGCGAGTATAATATCACCTGGCATCTTTCTTCTAATATTTCTATTGTTGTAAAAAAATATAAATTCAACATCATCATCTGTTAATTGTTTTCTCATATTTTGTACTTTTTCATACTCATCATCAAATACAGTTATCGGATAGAAATCAGAATTTACACCGTGTGGTAGATAAGTTACTTGCCAATCTTCAGGTGGATGTTTTTTCCAAACATCTTTCACAATAGCGACAGTCTGTTTAGATATATTCATAATTAAATCACAAGATTCATAAAACCATTCATTATAATGAGGTGCAGGCCAATCATCCCAAATATTATAATAAAAAATAGGCATCTCCTGTCTAATCTCGTGTTCCATTTCATATAACCAACGCCAAAATCTTGGGTCCGTGTAGTGTAGAATTGCGTCTGGTTTTTCGATTGACACAATCTGTCTAAGTAGCTCATTATTACCATAACCATCAACTGGATATATTGTTAATTTAGCATCTTTTACACCAGTCTCTTTCTGTATTGATTCATCCATATTTACAACTTTACCTTGTTCAGGATGTTTTATAGCACCACCAACTTGTACCCAATCATAATGATGACACGTTCCTAAAACAAACTCCTTTGACATTGTACCAATACCAGACGACATTCTTAAATCATCTGATAGTAGCAAAATCTTTTTCTTATCCATTATAACCTCTAACCGTTTAATAATTTTTTATCATTTAAAGATATATCAAAATAATCTAACATTTCTAACTTGTCAGCATAAACTGACATAACTTCAAGTTCTTTTTCTATACTGTCCATCACATCAGGGTGGTCTCCGACACCTACTGTATTGTTTAACATATTTTCAATGTTAATTCTATGTTTTTCAATATGAGCCTCAAAATGTTTTTTACTAGCTTTTAATAAGTCATTCCTTAAATTCATAATCTACTCCCACTTGGTTTCAAGTTTTTCCATTCTTTAATTTGAGTTTTAAATTTAGCGTCCAATATGTATAAATCCATTGAACGGTTTACTAATTTTTGTAATGTAAATTCATCATCTAAATTACAACTTTTAAATTTCTTGTATAGGTCTCTTAAAACCTTTACAGATGTTAATTTATATTCCATATAAAACCTCGTTAATATATACATATATAAATATATATTAATCTAATATTTTTACTAATTTATTTCTTTCAGTTGCATAATTAACTGTATTCATAGTACCCTTTGATTCAACTCCATCTGGTATAAAGGCTACTATTATATCACTATATTCAGCTATTTGTTTGTTTCTTTTAAAGTAATTTGTTACATAGTACGGTTTACTGTATTTTGTAGCTGGTAATTTACAATGCATGTTCCAACTATAATGAGCCGGTGGAAATTCTACGTAGTTCATATCTAATTCTAATGCAAACTTCTTAGCGTGTCCATCTGCTCCATCTCGTTGACCTCCACTTACTATTTCTACTCCATCACCATATTTATCTCTTATTTCAAATAATAAATCTTTTATTCTTTTTTTGTTAGTATAAGCTCTACTACCAACGATACCGATTTTAATCCTCGTAATCGTTTCTTTTCTGCTTCTTAACTGGTTTTGTTTCTGTTGTAATAAATTTTGTATATTCATAAAATTTATCAAGACCCTTTAATATATTTTTTTTGTCATAATAACTGCAAGTAAACCTAGACCAATCATTTGATTCTACATTTTCAGGTTTAATATCCCAAAATACAAATTCATTTGGTCTCATTTTACTACCCTGTTTTATTACTGTTTTAAATTGTAACACGTCTTCCCATCGCATTAAAAACTTTTTTAAAGTTTTACTGTCTATTTCACCCTCATCATACCACAAATATAACAATATAACAATGTTTAAATCATAGTTTGTTTTATTAATTTTACTTATAACTTCTTCTTCTATATCAGTATCAATAAAATCTGATAATTTTAGTCTTAAGCTTACTTTAGATAACATTATTTGACTCCTACATCACAATGTTCTGTTTGATTAAATTCACAAAACCTACAATTTTTCTTAGATGGTTGTTTAATATAATTATGTTCTAAGTTATATTCTCCGTCAATAAAAGATTCATCTATAAATTGATTTAAGTTATTCATAAGTTTATTTATACTTGGTGTACCACTTGCTGGTTGAAATGTTTGGACTCTTCTTTGAGGAAAATCTACTTTCTCATATAGTTTACGTTTTACAATAAAATATTCTACATCAATTTTATCTACTGGAATATCGTGTTGTGCACCATAAAAGTATTTGTATAATAATAACTGGTCTGTTTTATTCTTATCTGCTTTCATCCACTTATTCCAACCCATCGTAGAAGTCTTAATATCTATGATTTTATATCTATCTCTTCTAACATCATATAAAAGTACATCAATATATCCAACAAACTGTAAACCAGCATTCATTGTATAATCTATCGGAACTTCAATGCCAACTAACTCATAACCTTTCTTACTGAAATACATATTACGTTTTTTCTTGAACCAGTCAAGAATAGCTAGACCGTGTGAATAAAACTCTTCCATATCTTCTCGTTCACAAAAAACTTCACCACCGTTCTTTTCCATTATTTCATTGTAATTTTTTTTCATTCTATGTAACAACATTTCATCTAACGGAAGAGCGTCAGCCATTTTAATAGTATCATTGTACATTACAGTAAGATATGTCTGTAACACTTCGTGCATACTTGTACCAAATAAAGTATGAATACTATCAGTATATTCACCTAAACCGTCAATGTAATTTAATTTCCATTTGTATGGACAAGTAACCCATTGATTATATTGACTATAACTTACTCTTTTCATTTTCCCCATTTTCCACGACTAACTACAGTTGCCATTATACCATAGTTAGATACATCAAGATAAGCATCTTCTACAGTTTCACCTTCTACTGCGTTATCACGTCCACTCATTAACAAATTCTTTAATCTCTGAATCTTATCATTCATTCTGAACCATAAACCTGTAAGTGATAACTTTACTTCTTCTGGTGTTTGTAGTTGTGTACCGACTGAAATATTACCTGGACCATAATCGTGTTGTTTATGTAAAAACAATTCATATTGTTCTTTTTGTATCTTCTTAAACTCATTGGTCATTTCAGGCCATTCTCGTTCCATTTGTTCTATAACAGATTCAGCCTTAGCCACTTTAGACATATTCTTAGAATCTTTTATAACTTTCATCTATTTTACCCGTTTCCAGCCGTATATCCACCTATACTACCAATTACATTTAAACCAGCCTCTTCTATCTTCTTAGGTTCAACTCCCCATTTCTGACAAAGTTCTCCTAACTCTAACATACCACCTTCGCTAAGATAGTACATTTCAATCATATCATATGCTTCTTTTTTACTAACTTGTTCGTGATTTGCTACTACATTGATTAACCAATTTGGATGTTCCATTTGATTTCTCCTCTTAATATATTTTAACCATTGTTTACTCTTCGGTAATACATTGGTGTATAATTTGTATAATTCTTTTGGTTGTAAATTATATTTTTGTAATTCATTTACTAACTCAACCCATTCCATTTTCATAGATAAAAATCTATGTGTCATATAATTAGACCAAGACTTCTTATCTTCGTCTGATATCTCTTCCCAATAATTAGGACTTTGAACCGCTGTTATTTGTCTTACGTGGTCGAACAGACTTTTTCTTTTTTCACTCATATATCCAAACTTGGAAAACTATCTGTATTTTTTTCTTCTTCTAAACCACTACCTTCTAAAAATCCTTCAGCAACTTGACCACAATTTCCACAACTATAAACTTGTACTGGAATAAGTGCTTCTTGACCACTCGGTGATACTATAGCTGATAATCTTTTTAATATGAATGAAGTTATAAATAAGTAGTTATCACAACTACTACATTTAATTGTTTCTGCATCTCTTAAATCAACTTGAACTTGTGCTGATTGAGGTTTCTTTAGAGGTTTCATAGGTTTTGTTGTCATTTTTTACTCCTAAATAATTTCATCTATTAATCCATACTTTAAACACGTTTTAGCGTCCCACAATAAATCGTGTTTTAATATTTCATCTAATTTTTTTGTTGGAACTTTAGTATATCTCTTATACACGTTTTTTATTGTTTCCATCATTAAATCTAAATTCTTTTTTTCATCTTCTATTTCAGAATATTTACCCCATAATTGAGAAGATAATTGATGAATCAACATATAAGAATTTCTACTCATAAATCTAACATTACCAACTACTGAAATGAATGTTGCTGCACTTGCTGCAAATCCATCCACATAAGTATGCACTGGAACTTTTGTTCTCAGTATTGTATCCATTGATGAAATACCACTTACTACTGAACCACCGCCTGAATTGATAAATATTTTTAATGCTGGTGGTTGGTCTAAGTCCAATGTATTACACAAGGTTAACCCTTTAGACTCTATCTCACCTATCTTTTTATTTAACTCAGATGCACTATCTCTGTTAACTCCAGCGTAATAATAAATCTTATTTTCGTGTACTGATATATGTTTTTCATCACCAGTTTTCTGGGTGGCTTTTTTCGTATTTCTTTTTTGAATTTCACCCCATAATTTTTCATTCATTACTTTATAACTCCTAGTAATTCTATAATCATAGCCATAGCATTGATTTCTTTATCTACTACTTGACTGTCGGATAATTCATATCTTGCGATAATCAAAATACATTCTGCTAAGTGTCCTTTTCCGTATCCATCTACTTCATCATATAACAAACGAAACAAATCAGCAAAATCTGTAATTTGTGAATCCGCTAATAATTGTCTTGTATTTTTAAATGCATTTTTCTTATCTTGTTCTTTTAATATTTTTAATAATTGTAATTTATAATCACTCTGTATTACTGTATCTTTATCTATTACAAGTTTACCATTTACTACTTGTCTTTGTGTAGAATTTATAACACGTCTAATATCAGGATAACAACCATTGACAATAGGAACAATATCTTCATTTTTAAAGTCGATATTTTCAAGTTCTAAAATACTTGACATATGATATGCAACCTGTTTTCTATCGGGAGGTATAATCTGAAATGATTGGCATCTTGATTGTATCGGGTCGATAATTCTCTCTACATAATTACAAGTTAGAATAAACCTACAATGTTTCGAGAATGTTTCCATTATGTTACGAAGTGCAGCTTGAGCATTTGGTGTGATGTAATCACACTCATCTAATATAATTATCTTCATATCTTTGAAACCGATAGTTGAAGCAAAGTTCTTAACTTTAGTTCTAACAGTATCTACGTTGTTTTCATCAGAAGCATTAATATATAGATAATCACATTCTATATTCTTGACAAGCAATTTAGCGAGAGTAGTCTTACCTGTACCGGCTTTGCCAAATAACAAAAGGTGCGGTAAATCTCCACTCTCTAAATAAACTTCAATCTTACTTTTTAAATGTTCATTTCCAATATAACTATCAAGATTTGAAGGTCGATATTTTTCTACCCAAAGTGTATTACTCATTAATCAACATCTTGTATTGCTACTAACCAGTATGTAGACGTAAAGTTATCTACTTTAAAACTAATTTTAGCTAATCCTTCACTACTAACTTCTAGTAAAGCACTTTCACATTCTTTATTTGAATATAATACTTCTTTGAATAAATCTGCATTAAAAGAAATATTATCTATGTTTTCAAATGTTGTAGTAGTAACTGGTATAACTACTCTATTTGTATTTATGGGTGAATAACCAATAACTAATTTAGCTGATGTTTCATCTGTAATAACAGTAAACGTATCAGTTTCAGTTAATGCTGATTTACCAGAAATAAACTTGTTAATGAATTGAGGTGTTACATTTATACTTAATTCAAAATCAGGTATATTTTTTAACTGAGGTGGTTTATTAATGATAGATGTATCACTTAATATATAATTAACAGAAGACAATGCATCTGATAATTTAACTGAAATTGATTTATCTCCAGCTTTATTTATAGAAAATTCAATCTTATCATCTAATACTGCTAATAACTTCAGTAATTGTTCAGTATTGTATACACCGATGTCAGCATCTTCATAATGCCAATCATCCATCTTTACTTCACCTAATAAACTTTTATCAGATGATACAAATCGTGTACCTAATTGTTGATTTCTCGTATCACTATTAAATACTACTGATTCAACTGTACCACTCAGATAATATTTATTAATGAAACGAACTAATTGTTGTTTGTTAATCATTTTTACTCCTAATGACTTATAACTATATATACATATATATTAGTTTGTTTTCTTAAAATCAAAAAAATCTTTCTATAGTTTTACTCGCGTCTGTTGGTTCGTCCCAACGTAGAGCTCCGTATAACATCATAATTTTTTTATGTAAAGCTTGTTTGTATATCTTATTATAATCTATATACTCTCTAATAAAATTTAATATTTCTATTGGGTCTTCGTGTCCTTTATATGCAATAGTACTTAAACCTAAAGGATTTTGTTTTAAATAAACCCATTTTATTTTATCACCGTTTGAAATCGGTTTATATCTTTTCGATATCTTTTTAAATTTTAAAAAATCATTATAAGATAAAGAACTTTTTACGTGTATTGGTGTACCTAATTTATATCTTTTAAAAATACTACCTTCTTTACTTCTATATTTACGGATACCTTTTACACTTGTAGGTATAGCTATTTTATCAAATTCTTTAAGTTTCATACTATTTTTAAAATTGAGAATAAACTCATCTAACTTTTCTTTCGGAACATCCATTAAAATATCTTCTAATACTTTACTTAACATTTCTCTCATAGCTACAGGAAAACTTGAACGAACTGTATCTAAACCTTTTACCATTAACTTATTAACTTTTTTACCATTATCATTAATAATCTTCAATCCGTATCTTTTTTTAGTAACAAATAGACCACTCTTAGCAATAACTTCTTGTTTGATATCAAAACGATGTTTATCTAAATTACAAAACTTCTTAGCGAAATACTCATAACCTTTATTCAAATAAACTTGTACTTCACTTGCTATCTCTAAAATAGCTTTTGACATTTTATCTACATTCTTAATATCTAAATCCGAATACCTCTTTTTTACTAATGGTAACGCAGAATAAAAAACTGAATCTGTATCAATGTAGATACAATGGTCTTTAGTATCTTCAAGTTCTTTATTATAAAAATAGTTTGCAATCTTCTTAGTAAACTTAATCAAAGATTGACCTGTATATGTAACAGCTTCTGCATTATCTAAATCATAAAACCTAAATACAGGTAAACCCAATACACCATATAAACTATTCAAAACAACTTTTTGAAGATATTGTCTTCTATCAAAATATTCAGATTTTTCTTTATCACCCGCCTCGTGAAACTTTCTTGATAACTTTCTATATTCAACTCGTTCATCAAACCATTTTCTTAATAAAGCTGGCAATAATCCATCTTTATCAGTTCTATATATTACACCATTTGTAGCAATACCTATATTTTCATTGTCTAACATATTTTTTAATTCTTTTTCTGTATATTTACCTAGGTATTTATTGTTATGAGAAAATGTATAAGTTTTTTTATTATTTTTTCTTAAAAATTCTTCTGGATTCCAACCCTCTATTTTACCAAGTTTAGTTTCAGGTGATATATTTAACGACATAATACACGAAGGATACATTGATGTAATATCTAAGTCATATACCCAATCGTGTTTACCCTTTTGAGGTTCTTGTACATAAGCTCCAACAAATTTCTCTAATTTTCTTCTATCTTCTTTTTTAGGTTTATTGGGTGCAACAATACTATTCTTTCTAAGGTATACTAAAATAGCACCTTCTAAATAACGTGAAGACATAAACACATTTTCATAAGGTACGTGACCCAAATGTGCAAGACCTTTAGCAATACCGATAAAATCTAATTTATCATCAAGTTTTTTAACAAGTTTTACGTCTTGTAAGTTATATTCAACAAACTTCTCTAAA